CCATGCTTGACATGACCTTCTTTTTCTAAAATGGTGATGATACTTCGGACACTACGCTCAGGCAGTTCTCTTTTGTACTGCATGGCAAGTTCTAAAATCTCCGAGGGTATCGCTTTGAATGTCCCGGCTTCCGGCCTTCCCGCAGGCTCCAAACCCTTTAACCCTTCCTTACGGTAGTTTTCCAGATGCCTGCGCAGTGTGCGCTCAGAAATGCCGTGCAATTCCATAATTTCCAGCCGAAGGCGCCTCTTTTCGGCGGCGCAAAGACCACCGGACAGAAGAGGCGCTATCATTTCAAATCGCTCTGCCGATGTTTGAACATTGTTTTCCCGTTTCATGTATAAGACCATTCCTTTCGTTTTAGTTTTCAAAAGAATAACTCGAAAGGGTTTCGGTCATACAGGCAAACTATATGAAATGGCCGGTTACAAGAACCCGTAGTTATACATCGTGAGTATTGTGTTAGCGTGCCCGATAATACTGCCGCTTTCTGATATCCGCAATTCCCGCAATAGCAGAGCAAGTTGTTTCAGCAGGCTCTTGTTATGTAGCTCCATGGCGCTGATATGGCGGCTATATAATGTAAACAATGCGGAAAGTAACCAGCCAACTGCCTGGGTCCCGCGCTCCTTGAACTGGTTGACCCATCGCCGCATTGTGGCGTCGTCCGCTGGACAATCGCTTAATACTTCTTTTTCCTCCGCTTCAAATATCACCTTCTCTATGACCTCTGCTTTGTAATGCTTGTACGGCATGAGAAAACCTGGGATTAGCGATGGATATATGCGACAGGCACCGCAACAGCCCTGTGCTATCCAACCGTAATGCCTATTGCCGCTCTCGTCTATGAAATGCCGCCGATAACAATCATTAACCGTAAGTCGCCCTTTACAATGCGCACAGAATATATCATCACGCAGTACCAGCTCCTTCGCTGTCTGCATGACCCCGTCTCTGTCGTAAAACGTCTTGTATGTTATCTCTGAATGCCATATAATCAATTTGCTTATGCAAGGCAAAAAGTAAGGCTCTGAGGGTTACATGCGATAACATGTAACGGAAAACCTCAGAGCCTTTCTTTTCCCCCGCTTCGTTTCTTAAGGTTTTAATTGATTATATCAATTCCTATCCTAATCGGCCACGATACTTTGCCTGTTTCATGGCATTCGGCGCGCCCAAAAACAATAAAGCTTGCCATCCGCCATAAAGCACCGTATCAGTACCGTTGGGTCTTGAGCAAAACCCCAGTCCGCGCCGTGATAAAATCGGGCGTCGTTTGGCGTCTCGAACGGCAGAACTTCAAATTTCCCTTTAAAAATGATGGCGTTGCTTATCTTGAGAACGTCTCCGCCCCATATATGGTTATATGCGTCGGGGTCGGTATTGAGCATATGCAGGCGTTCCGCTTCAAGAACTTTTGGAAAGTATGGGTTGTCATTCCAGTTCACTTTACGAACGATGGAACCGGGCTGGACTTTGACAATAAAACGCTGGTATGTCGGGTCAGTTTCGTTTAATGGGTTAAAAGATACCCATATTTCCGAGTTTGGCTTGCGTATGGTAGGAGTCAATATGCTCCAAGATTCTTCAGAGACACTTTGGCCCTCTTCTATCCATGCTATCGAAACATCCTCTGTTGACTTAATTTCTTGGGTATTCATGCGAAGTCCTTTAAAGATAAACGACGATCCTGTGACACTTGTGATCGTCGTTTTGCCAATCGTGAAGTATTGATTCAATTCCAAAGCGGCTATCTGAGTTTCAAGTAAGTGATGTACTGAATCGCTTATACTGGATTGAAACTCGCGAGCGCATAGAATACGGTATTTGCCCTGCAATGCCCTTAAAATCAATGCTCGCGCTATCGCCCAGCTCTTTCCGCCGCCCCGCCCTCCGTAGTAAATTTTATATCGCGCCGGACGGAATAAACCCTCAAATATCTCTGGAATATCAACTTGTTTCTTCATTTTTCGGCGAGGTAAAGTTTACGATAATTTTAGGGATAGTTAAGGGACTACCATCTTTGCCAGCTATTTCCTGCCTATGGATATAGAAGCCCGCCGCTTTCCCTCGCAACCCCTCTGCACTTACCGCCGCGCTCATTTGTCCCGCTTCCCTCGCCTCATCCCGAAGTTCGGCCAAGGTGTTGAGGTGGTTTTCAAGGGTGAGTTGAACCGCCTCAACCACAGGAGCGCGGAGTTCGGCCAATCTTGCCGTAATCTTGCCGTTGTCCATCAAAGCTTTAGCCTTGCGATTAACCGTCTCCGGCTTCATTTTACTGACGCTATAAACTTGCCTGTAAGCTTCCGAGGCGTTTCCGAACTCAATGTAGGCTTGACAAAATGCCTCTTGCTTTTGTGTTAGTGTCATACGTTACCTCCTCTTTTTTAAAATTTTCACGCCGTCGCGCTCATTCCGCTTTTATGCTGCGATATCAACATCGAAGCCTCTTTCTTTGTCAAAAGCACGGGGTTGTGGTGCAGCCCGCGCCTCTGAATAAACCAAATTTGTTTTTGCGTTGCCGGTTCGCTCATTGCCTCATCAATAAGCCGTGAAGCCTCACCCTTTGTAATGCCTGTGGAATAGTCAACTTTAAGCCTACCCAAAAATGCAAGCTGATTTTCGCTTGCCGGATAGCCGCGCCATTTAGCTTCTTTGTCATTAAAAGCAGGTTGCGCGTTCCCCCTTGCGTAATCTTCTGCGACACCCTGAGCATAATCCAAAGGAAGAATCCCATCACTAAAAGATGTTGTGGTTAAGTCTTTCTCCACAAGCAAGACAGCGTACCCATTGCCTGAAGGAGCGCAAACTACCACTTGCCCATCTCCCAAGTTCAGGCGGTAATTGTTACCGGATACCGTCCAAACGAATCGGCTGCGCTCGAACAAATCAACCATTTGTGTGGATTTACGGAGCGGAGCCGTTGACTCTCTGCTTTCGCATTCCTTAGCTTCAGCAACAGCCTCAAGAAGAGTTTGCCCTTTTTTCAGATTGACCTTTCCATCGACCAGCGTCCCGAAGTTGCACAGGTTGTGGCGCCTTGACACGTCCACGAAGTCAAGCAGCAGGCAGTCCTGTTTGCCCGGATCCAGCCGCAGCCCGCGCCCGACACACTGAATATAAAGCCCTTTTGACTTTGTCGGCCGCGCCATCATCACGCAGCCGATCTCCGGCGCGTCGTAGCCTTCGGTCAGAAGCTGGCAGTTGGACAGGACTTTTACCCTTCCGGCTCTGAACGCGGCGAGGGCAGCCCTTCTTGCGTCGCCGTCCATGCTGCCCCAGACGGGAACGCAGGACACGCCCCGCTCCTGAAAGGCGGCCGCGATATTATGCGCGTGCTGAACGGAGACGGTGAACACTATACCCGGCCTGTGTTCCCCGTATTCGATGTACGCTCGTGCTATGAGGCTGTTACGTTCCGGCGTGTCAACAGCCTCTTCAAGCTCGTCAACGGCAAAATCTCCGGTTCTGGTGTGAACTCCCTCAATGCTTGTATTCGTTCCTACTGCTATGCCTTTCACATCAACCAAATACCCGGCGCGAATCATCGACAGGATGGAACGCTCAAAGACTATCTCCTGAAAGATATCCCCAAGCGCTTGACCGTCGGAACGGAAAGCCGTCGCGGTGCAGCCAAAAAGCAGCTTGGAGGCGTCATCATCCATAAAGCCCAAATCCTCGAAAACACGCCTGTAGCTGTTCGCGTTGCTATGATGTGCCTCATCACAAACACACAAGGAAAAATCCCTCTCCCTGAGCCAATCTGTATGCCTTACGGCTGTCTGAATTGAAGCCACGCATATATCACGGTTCAGCCCGTCGCGCTGTTCTGCCTTGAATATCCCGATGTCCGAGCCCGGGTGAACGAGCCTCATTTTCTCCACAGCCTGAGTTAGAAGCTCGTCACGGTGCGCCAGAACGAGTGTCTTTTTATTGAGTTCTTTTGCAAGCAAGCCGAAGATAATAGTCTTCCCTGTGCCGGTTGGTAAAGATATAAGCTGCCGCGTAACGCCTTGACGCCATTTATTAAGTACGGCTGCTATAGCTTCAGTTTGGTATTCTCTTGGAGTTATCATGTTTGCGCTCCCCAATACGCCAAACACAGCGCGTCACTTCGCCCGTCACGCGGTTTGCGGCAACCCGGCGGGATAAGTTCCGCAGCGGGGAACATTCGAGTAACGAACCCTACAGACTTGGCTTTTCCTTCACCCGGGCTGCCTTTCAATATTTCACGAGTCCACACGGAAGGCTTAACTATCCGGCTTGATATCTCCAACGCGCCTAAAATCCCACACCAAAGCCCGAAGCCGTAACCTGTATGAAATGTACTCGTAACCCCTTGCCCGGGCATAGCCTGTGACTGTTCAAGGATTACCAAAGGCTCACCCATGAGAGCAAAGCGACGGAGAAGCACAGCCATTTCAGGCACGTTGTAAAGCGTCTTTCCGCTGACTTTGATTATTGGCGTATCCTCAAGGCCAAGTACATTCATATGTCCGTCTATCACGGCAATTGCACCGTTTAGCCCGGGGTCTATGCCAATGAATATTTGCTTTGTATGTGGATTTAACATGTTGCTACCCCCTCAGCCGCTTTTATTGCCTCCCTCTCCTCTACGTCATCAAAAATTTCAAAAGGAATACTTGCAGGCATAGTGTTAAAAGTGTTATAAGCGTTAAAATGGTTAATAATGAAATTATCAGTCGAGCTTTTAACACTTTTAGCACTTTTATCACCATGTGTTTCCACTTCGGGACTGACAATAATTTTCGTGGATGGTCTACCGCCTGTTTGTATATGCTCCATGCGGATATAACCCCGCCCGACAAGTACGCCTAAGCTCTCATCAAGGTTAAAGTCTTTTTTGCCGTGTGTCTTGCGCGTCAACTCGTATTTGTCGGTTGACTTCATTGCTTTAATTTTCCCACACAGATATTTAGCATTGCTTACACATTCCGGCTCGGCCTGCTCGGAGTATACCGCCCGTGCATGAGCGAGGTAAAATCTCGCAAGCTCAACGGCGGCGCTGGCTTCCTCCCTGTTAATAGGAGAGTCGAGCGGGTCTTTACCTTGTTCAAAAGCGTTAATACAATGAAGTAAACCCGCAAGGCGCGACATTTGCCCGGGGAGCTTCCCCGCCCAGTCAGCCATAAATGACAACTCGCCCGTATCAGGGTGTAATTGTGGTTCGACCTCATCAAAAAATGAAACGTAGACACAAATAGCCCCATCATCGAAATAGAGACTTCCTCTGCTTTCACAGGCTAATGCGTTGTGGCAAAGGCGCTTATAGTTTTGCCCTATGCGTCCATCCATAATTCGAGTAGTTGCTTGCCGTGAGCCGACATTCGACTGACACTTGACAAATAATATCCTTGAAAGCAGTCCCCGACCAGCTTTTTGCCGGTCGGAGAATAAGTCAGTCACGACAACAGGCTGCACAGGCGCAACGATGGAAAGCGTTGGAATATCTACAATCAAAGGGTCTGCGTGTCGTCGGTCTACAGTTATCCGGTCGCCGGAGAAAGCATTGAGAAAAACCGATAGCCCTCCCCTGTCGTTATAACGGTTTATCGCGTCGAATATCGTCGCGCCCTCTGCGGAGACAAGAGAAAATGTCCCTTTTTGATTTTGAAGCATTGCGGTTACTGCTTCAGGCGTCGCGTCAGCCCCCATAAGCCTTAGTGATTCGATGGTTTTAAAACTTGTCAGCTCTCGGCTCAGCCCTTGCAGTTCTTTCTCGTTATCAAGCCGCTCCCAAATATCTGTGACCTTAATTAACCGTTTTTCCACCTCCGAGATTCGACCTTGTAAAACCCTCAAGGCGCAACGATTCTGCGCAATTTCCGCCGCGTGGACTTCGTTATATGAATTTTCATAATCAACCAATGGTCGTATGACCTCAGCGATAACGGCGCTTTTACGCTCGGACGGCGGCGCGATAGGAACAAGATACAAGCACGGACGCTCAATATGCCCATTTGGAAGCTGAACCGGATACCGACCGCGACAGGCTATTTCAATCGCGCCCAAAACACACGACCCCAACAAGTCCGGCGAGACTTGAATTGATTCAGCAGTAGCCTTGACAAATGCCCCTGTCACCGGAGGCAGCACGTCAACCGGAAACGCCGGCAACTCTTCTCTTTGTTCAAACGGTATAAACTCATTAAACTGAGGCTGCTGTGTGGAAATGTCCACAGGGGGATGATGTCCCCTCTCTTCCCGTGGTTCATATTGCCAAGTACAGTAATTGCAAGCTTTTTTGATTTCAAGAGCGCCCCAAGTTGTCCCACTCT